TTGACCTTGAGGCAAAAGGCATACATCGAGGCGTTTTACAGTTTCAAAATTTACGATGAAGAGGTTGGGCGTAGAGTCAGGCTGTTTCAAGAACGGTTACATATGGTGGGCCGGAAATGTGGAAAGACGCCACTCGAGGCCGCGATGGATCTGGCGGAATTCTTTTGCGGCGAGATGGGAACAAGGATACTGTGTTCATCTAACGATTACGACCAAGCCGACCTGATGTTCCAGGCGATTGACGCCATGAGAGAGGAAAGCCCGTCGCTCGAAAAGGTTACAAGGAGAAACCAGAAAGGCATCTTTTTCGGCAATCCAAAACAGAAGAGAAAAAAAGGCAAGTTCAGCAGGCAAAACAAGGGCAGTATCAGAAAGATATCCGCTAAGGCAGGGTCTAGAGAGGGGAAGAATATCAAAGTCGGGTCGGCCGACGAGATACACGAACTAAAAGACAACAGCTCCATCATGCCTATCCGTCAAGCTCTCTCCACACAGGACGAGCCTATATTTTCCGAGATAACCACAGAAGGATTCACCGACGACGGTTATTTAGATGGTCGGTTAAAAGAAGCGAGGCAAGTCCTGAAAGGGGAATTGCACCGTCCCCGCTGGCTGATATGGTTGCACACGCAGGACAGCGAGGCGGAGATTTGGCAGGATGAAAGGACTTGGGTTAAGAGCAATCCCGACCTGGGCGTCATAAAGAAGTGGAGCTTTCTCCGGCAAATGGTTGAAGAGGCTAAGACCAATTCCGCGACCAGGGCGTTCGTACTGGCAAAGGATTTCAACATCAAACAGGCCGGTGGTGCTGCGTGGTTGCAGGATGCCGAAATCATCAATACGGCCACATTCGATCTAGAAGACTTTCGGGGATCTTACTATATCGCCGGTTGTGACTTTGCGGAAACGACCGACTTGACGGCGGTTAAATTGCTGATGCAAAAGCCGGGAGATCCGGTCATATATTTCTGGTCCCATTACTGGATTCCGGAAGAGAAGTTAAAACTCAGCCCGGATGGTGCGGACTATCGCCAATGGGAGCGGGACGGCTACTTGACCATCGTCCCGGGTGGCAGTGTTGACAGCTCCATTGTAGCAGATTGGCAATGGGCCTTGTATGAGGATTTCGGCCTTATCCCTTATAAGTCGGGTTACGATAACCGCTTCGCAAAAGATTACATAAGGCGACACGAAGAGTATTTTGGCAAGGACAGCGAAACCGTCAACGTCCCGCAAGAACCAAAAGTCCTAAACAATCCCACGAGGCGACTCGAATCAGACTTGCGCCGGAAGTTGGTCAATTACAATAACCGTTACGGAGACTACTGGTGCTTCCGAAATTGCGGAATCAGAACCAACAATGCGGAAAAGGTTCAGCTTTGCAAATTAAAAACCACCCACAGAATAGACGGAGCAGATGCGGCCGTTGTTTGCTATGCGGTGTACGAGTGGTACCAGTCGGAATTTAGAACCCTGATAGAAAGCAGGTGATACATTTGGGAATGATCGATTACCTTAAAGGCGTTTTCGGGGTACAAACAAAGAACGATCGGATTACGGCATGGCTGGCAAACAACCAGCCTGTTTTTACGCAATTCGGAAACAATATTTATCTTTCGGATTTCGTGAACAACGCCATTGACCGAGTCGCAACAGAGATCAGCAAAATAAACGTCAAGAGCGTAGTGGATAGGGAAAATTCGCTGATCATCCAGAACGATGATATAACGAGGCTCTTCCGGAGCAAACCGAATCCATTGCAAACGACAAGCGACTTTCTGTCATCTGTCGAGTGGCTCCGGCGCAAGAACCGGAACGCTTTTATTTATCCGCAATACGAAATAGTCGAAACGCCAGCGGGCAGACGGTTCAGAAGATACACGGCTTTCTATCCATTAAACCCACAGGCTGTTTACATCGGAGTGACCCCCGGCGGGAATGTGTGGGAAGTCAAGATGGATTTTGAGGACGGCTCGAGCTGGGTGATACCCTACGCCGATCTGGTCCACATGAAATGGCGGCGAGGAATTAATCTTATAGCCGGGGGTGGTGACGATTACGGTCAAGCCGATGATAAGGATGTATTAAACACTATCCGGGCACTGGACAAGACCATCCAAGGCCTTCCGAAAAGCATAGAGGCCAGCTTGCAGATCAAGGGCGTTTATTACTCAAAATCCTTAATGGACGAAAAGCGGAGAGAGTCCGAGCGGGCCGATTTTGAAAGCCATATCCTTACAAGCAAAACGGGAATTGTGGCTACCGACTTGGCCGGTGAATTTACGCCGATGGATATAAAACCTCCAGACATTCCCCAGGATGTGATGAAGTTTTTGAAGGCTGTCATCCAGGAGCGTTACGGGATATCGGCTGCGGTCCTATCGGGCGACTATACCAGCACTCAGCACAATGCTTTCTACCAGACAGCGATTGAGGATTTTATAATCCAGTTCGAGCAGGCTATGACGGCCTGTATTTTTACTGACCGAGAGCAGGACTTGGGGCGGAGGCTGAAATGCTACTACCAGAGAGTGCGATACTACTCAGTGCCAGACAAGCAAAACTTAGCGGACCTGGCAACCAAGACCGGGATACTGACGCTGAACCAGATCAACGAACTCTTCGGCTACGAACCATTTGACGGCGGCGATGTGAGGCTTAGGAGTCTTAATTATGTCGACGCCAGCATAGCGAACGAATACCAGCTGGCGAACAAATCAAAATTGCCCGATGCGGGACTGGAGGTTGAAGATGAAGAATAAACACGAACAAAGATTAATTGAAATGCGGGCGGTCGGCGAAGATGACAAAATGACCATCGAGGGGTACGCCATAGTTTTTGACAGTCCCGCTACTCACAAATACGGAACACGCAGCTTTACCGAGACGATTAAAAAAGGGGCACTCGACAGCACTGATATGAAGGACGTGCCTCTCCGCTATAACCACAATGATAACGTGATGATTATGGCGAGGACGAGGAACAACTCCTTACGGCTCATCAAGGATGAAAAAGGGCTATTGATACAGTCCGACTTAATCGACACGCAGAGCAACAGAGATTTATACAAAGGCATCCAAGAAGGACTCATCGACAAGATGAGTTTTGCTTTTACTGTCGCTGATAAGGGCGACACGTGGACATTCGGAGACACCGAAACCACGAGAGATATCACCAGTATTGAAAAGTTGTGGGATGTATCGGTGGTGGACACCCCGTTTTACGATTCCACTTCTATATATTCCCGGAGCCTTGAATTACTGGAGAGTGAGGAAAGGCGGCTGGAGAGCTTGCGGGAAATTGAATTGTTAAAACTCAGGAAACGGAAGATGAAAATGAAAGAGAGGAACTTATAATGACCCTTAAAGAAATGATGGAGCGCAGAAGCGCAATTTATGCCACCGAAATTGACAAGGCGGCAACCGATGCGGAGTTGGATGCACTCAATACCGAACTTCGCAAGCTCGACATGATGATTGCCGAGGAAGAGAGAAAGGCAGAGGCTATGGCAGACCCTGACGGCAGAACCGCAGCTGTGACTGCGCCAATTCCCGGTGTAGCAACAGCAGGAGCGCCAAAGCAAGAGAATAGAAAAGTCGAAGAAGATAAAGCAACAATCGAAGCAAGATCGTTCGGCAACTATATCAAAAGCCAATGCGGAATAAAGGTAGAGGAAAGGGACGGCGAACAGAATTTTGACATGAGCAACAACGGTGCCATTATCCCTACGACAATTGCAAACAGAGTAATCTCTACCGTTAAGGAAATGTGTCCCATTTTGAACGGAGCAACGATGTACTACGTGAACGGAACGCTGAAAATTCCTGTTTACGGACTGGCAAACACTACTCACGACATCTCCGTGGCATACCAGGCTGAGTTCACAGACATTACAGCCGATGCAGGAAAGTTCACCTCTGTTGATTTGAGCGGATTCCTTGCCGGTGCATTGTCCCTGATAGGTAAATCCGTGATAAATAACAGCGCGATAAACGTGACTAATTTCATTATAGCGGAAATGTCAAAGAAGATTGCATTGTTCCTGGAAAAAGAATTGCTGGTCGGAACAAATGATAAAGCTACAGGAGCATTGTCAACGACTACCCAGTTAAAAGCCGGATCGGTGAGCGCAATTTCTGCGGACAACCTTATCGACCTTCAGGCGAAAATCCCGACCGTATATCAGGCTAACGCCTGCTGGACAATGAATCCGGCAGTATTCACAGCGATCAGAAAGTTAAAGGATGGCAGCGGTCAGTACATCCTGCAGCCTGACTTTGCAGGTGCTACTCCTTATAGGTTGCTTGGAAAACCGGTCTACCTGTCTGACAATATGCCTACAATCGCGAGCGCAGCTAAAGCGGTGTTATACGGAGACTATTCCGGGCTTTCTGTAAATTTCAGAGAGAATATCAGCATCCAGATTCTGCTTGAAAAATACGCAACGATGCACGCCGTAGGTGTTGTGTCGTGGTTCGAATTCGACGCAGCTGTAACAG